GCTTTACGCGGCCCAATACGAGCGGCCCGGCGTCCTGCTCTACGCGGTGCCGGAGAACCTGCCGAAGAACCCGGCCAAGAAGGCGAAGACCAAGCCCACCCGGTCGGTGATGTTCGAAATCGGGCGGGAAGATCAGATTCGGGCGGCGGGGGCGGTCCTGTCGGACTTCCGGCGGATTGAACGCTTTGATAGCCAGTTCCCGTCCGCCCGTGCAGCAACCCGCGTTGTCCCGCTCTACACCGAGGATTTCCGGTGGGACGAAGGCGACGACATACGGGCCACTGAACTGTGGCTGTCGGCAGACATGGAGACAATGGAATGAGCGAGATCAAGCACACGCCGGGGCCTTGGGGATATATCCCGTCAACCGAAAATCACGGCCCATACGTGGTTGGTCCCCATGGTGGCGATGTCTGCGACTGCTACGCGATGACTTACCCGTTGGCGCCGTCTGTCTGCAACGGTGGCACGTCAAAGCCGGTTCCGTTCTGTGGCGAACAAGCCGACGCCAACGCCCGCCTGATCGCCGCTGCACCCGAGTTGCTTGAGGCGCTGATGCGGGCACGGGTATTCATCCTGAGCGAATACGAAGACGAGGAATCGAAGGCCCTCGACGGTGAGGTTGTCAGCCGCGATGCCCGCCCGATCTGGAACAAGATCCACGCCGCCATCGCCAAGGCGGAGGGCCGGTCATGAAGGAACTGTTCACGGCACTGGTCGCGGCTCAGAAGGCGTTCCCGAGCATCGCCCGCACGAAGACCGGGCAGGCCGGGCCACGCAAGTACAAGTACGCTGATCTGTCGGACGTGCTGGAGGCGGTGCGCCCTGCGTTGCACGACAATGGCCTGATGGTCACGCAGGGCGTCCGGGCCGGGTGCCTGTACACCAGGATCGTCCACGCCAGTGGGCAGTTCATGGAAGACGACGGCCTGCCCCTGCCAGCGAACCCGGACCCGCAGAAGGTCGGCAGCGCCATCACCTACATGCGCCGGTATTCGCTCTGCGCGGCCCTCGGGATCGTGGCGGACGATGACGACGATGGGGCGGCGGCGAAAGAGAAGCCCAAGCAGGACAACGCCCCTGCACCTGTCCCGGCCGCTCCTGACCCCGTTGCGGAAGCCCGGAAGGCATACGCGCGGCTGAAGGACCAGATCGGTCAGGTGGCCACGGTACGCGCCCTCGACACCCTCATGACAGGGGCTGCGAAGACCCTTGAAGACATGCCCGAAGTGGGGCGCAACGAACTGATGGATCTGGCCAGCAAGCGCCGGGATGAAATGGAGAAAGCAGCATGAGCCTGAACCGATGCGAATTCATTGGCAACCTCGGGGCTGACCCCGAAGTGCGCCGCATGTCCAACGGTGACGCGGTGGTCAACCTCCGCCTCGCCGTTTCCGACCGCTGGACTGACAAGGCGACCGGCGAGAAGCGGGAACGCACGACTTGGGTTCCCGTTGTGATTTTCAACGAAGGTCTTGGCAAGGTCGCGGAACAGTACCTGCGCAAGGGGTCCAAGGTCTTCGTGGCTGGCGAGTTCTCCGTCAGGAAGTGGACCGACCAGCAGGGCCAGGACAAGTATAGCACCGACATCGTGCTCAACCGCTTCCGTGGCGACTTGCAGATGCTCGACAGCAAGGGTCAGGGCGGGGGCGGAGAGACGCCGCCGGGTGCGGAGGATCTGGACTCGGATATTCCTTTCATCACGCGGTGGGGGGATCGGTGATGGATGAGCTTCAGATAATCACCACGAAGCCGCGCTTGTTTCGGGCTGCGTCCATTTGCATGGGTGACGATGAATGTCGGCATTACCTCCGGGGTGTGTTTGTTCAGCCGTGCCAACACGGCGGCATAGTCATCATCGGAACCGATGGCAGCGTCATGTCGGTTGGTCACGATCCGAACGGGTCAATCTCTGGCGGTCGGCAGGACGGTGCAGCAATTATCACATTGAACGACGCCCGACTTTGGGACCATTTCGCGGACTCTGGACACGCCACGGTCACAGGGAATGTGGGGCAGCTCTACCACCACAAGGACGGTCCTGCATTCATGTCGATGTTCATTGATGTCATCGACTTCGATTACCCGAACTGGCGCAAAGCCATCGCGGGTATGTCGCTAATCGGCGAAGCATGTTCTCCGCCGATTGACCCGCGTATCACTTCAGTGATTGGGGAAGCGGCCAAGGCTGCTGTGGGTCTATGCGTCCCCACACCGATGACCATGTTCAGCACCCATCCGAAGATGCCCGCCCTCGTCCGCGTTGGTGGCGTTGACGATTGGTTTGGCCTTGTGATGCCTATGACAGGGGACAAACCGCCCGCGAGAGAATTGCCGTCATGGATGATCGCCTGATGATCCTCCGCGACCCGGCATATCTGGTCCACCTGCGGTCTCAGCCCTGCATCATCACGGGGCAGTACGCGAACGACAACGAGAGTGTTGTTGCCGCGCATATCGGGACCGCAGGGAAGGGGGTGAAGTCCCCGGACTGTTGGGCGTTGCCGTTGTCGCACTGGGTTCACCAGGAATGCCACCAGAAGGGCGAGATATCGACCCTCCGCAGGTTGTCGCCTGACTGGCTGCTTAGGGCAGCGTTCAGGGCCTTGGCGGAGAAGCTTTACAGGGAATGGAAGGACGAACGATGATTAAGGTTTCGGTATCTGGACTGGGTGGGATGGCGCTGTTCGGTCTGCTGCTGTTCTTTGGCTCCATCCTCGGCACTGTACTTGGCGCTCTCGGCGGAGAGGTCGTCAGTTGGTTCTTTGCCGATACGTTCCGGGCCGTCCAGATGCGTCTGGGTATTGACGAGTTTCAACTGTGGCAGGTCGGAGCCGTTCTGGGGTTCGTAAGCGGGTTTTTGCCGCGCAACAGGACGGTCAAGTCCCAATGACTGAATTCATCCTCTCCCCCGACGCCCCGAAGGTCCGGGAACGGGTGCTGGAGCATATCCAGGCGCTCGCAGACAGCAAGCGGTGGCGGGTCACGGTGGTCCGCTACCAGAAGCGCCGGACCCTTCCGCAGAACGCCCTGTTTCACAAGTGGGCGGATCTGATCGCCACGGAAACGGGCAACGACAACGAGGCCACGAAGGACGCCCTGAAGCAGATGTTCCTGCCGCCCCGCATCATCGCCATGGGGGATGAGTTGAGGGAGGTCCGCCAGTCAACCGCCGCGTTGGACGTGGCTGAAATGGCGCAGTTCATGACCCGCGTCCAGGGGTGGGCCGCATCGGAGGGGATAGCCCTTCCGCAACCAGAGGAGATGCATTGTGAGTGAACGTAAATGTGGTCACTGCGGCGGGACGAATCTGGAGATTCGTTACGTGGCTGCGGAGGAGAAGTTCGCAGATGTCTGCGATGACTGCTGGACCTGCAAGCCCATTCCAGTCCATCCGGCATCACCCGCCAAGACCCTCCGCGACGAGTTCGCAATGGCGGCACTGTCGGGGCTGCTGGCGGGGCGGTCAGAAGCGGGCTGCGACCCGTATGGCCACGCGATTGAGGCCTATCAGTGCGCCGACGCCATGATGACGGAACGGGAGAAGGCTGATGACTGAAGTATCCGACACCCTCCGCGCTGCCCGGAAGCTGATCGAGAAGCCGGAGAATTGGTGCAAGGGGGCGTATGCGCGAGACCCCGGCGGGACCGCTGTCCATCAGGCGTCACGCGACGCCTGCGCATGGTGTGTATGGGGCGCGGTGGGCATCGCAGCAGACATGGTCGATGCGAACCTGGACAGAGCGACGAAGGCGTTGGGTCCGGCACTCCCCGCCGCGTTCAGAGGTGTGTCTGACTTCAACGACCACCCCGACACCACACACCCCATGGTCCTGGACCTGTTGACACGGGCGATTGCGATGGAGGAAGCGGATGGCTGAATGGCACCCATGTGCGCTGTGCGGCAGGAGGCTGATATACGATCCTTATGGGGATATTCCCAGGGACATGGTGAAGGCTCTTTGCTCCCCGTGCTTCCGCACTCACCGCCCTATCATCGTGAAACGCCAGCGCGGCAAGATCGACGTCGAGGTAAAGCCCCAATGACCCCGCGCGGCATGACGTATGACGAGGCGGCGGAAACCCTCCGCATCCCCCTCGGAACACTCAAGGACTACCTTGCCCGTGCATATGCTGCCTATCCGCGCAATGATTGGGTCGCAGGCCGGGGGTCGAAGCACCCGCGCATGTCCCCGGCACAGGTCCAGGCACTGGAGGCTTTCATATGGCCCGAACTGTACGTGTCGGCAGCGGTCGGCTCTACCCGCCCGGAACCCGCAAGGGGAACCGCTTCTGGCTCTATCGCGGAACCGTCGCCGGGCGTGGCGTCGAATTCTCCACGAAGCAGATCGACAAGGCAGACGCTATCGGCGTTGCGCAGGAATACATCGCAGCCCTCTCGCGTGGTGCAGTTCCCGAAACCCTGACATTCAAGGCCGTCGCTGAAATGTATGTGGACCATCGCCAGTCATCGGAACAGGACCGCCGGTTTATCGAGCGGCTGACCGAGAGCGTCGGCAATGTGCTGATCCACGAAATCCGCCCGGCCCACATGACGACCGCGATCCGCACCCATTACCCGAACGCGGCCCCCGCGACGATCAACCGGCAGGTATGGGTGCCATATGGTGCCGTGACCCATTGGGCAGCGGATCAGGGGTGGTGCGACTATCGCCGGGTCACGAAGATGAAGGAAGTCCAGCCGCAGCGCATGGCCGCGCCGGATGGTGTCGGGGATCTGATGATAAGCGCCACCGAAGGCGAGCAGCGGGCCTACATCACCCTGCTGATGTGCCAGGGCTGGCGACAGTCGGAGGCGCTGGCGCTGCGCTGGGATGGCGTGGACCTTGGCGAACGGGCGCTGACATTCTTCGTCCCGAAGGCCCGGCGGTGGAAGACGGTGGCCATGGCCGATGAGGTCAAGGTCGAACTGGCGAACCTGACCCGCTCCGGTGTCCGGGTGTTTTCCTTCGGACGCCGTGAGAATGTTTACGCTTGGTGGAACCCGCTTGTTGAGCGGCTGGGCTATCCCGATCTGCGCCCTCACGCCTTCCGTCACGCCTTCGCCATGGGCGGGCGGATTGCCGGGGCCGGTGACGACGATCTGGTTGAAATGGGGTCGTGGACCAACCCTCGTTCACTGGCCAGCTACACGCGCAAGCCCACGGGGCGCAGTCGTGACTTTCTGGGGAAAATCCGGGGAAAATCAGGTAAGGTATTGAAATGAATAGACGTGTCATCCCCTTAGCAGGGGAGCGCCTTAAGCCACTCGGCCACCTCTCCGGGGCTGTGTGTATCCGCTCCAAGGCCCCGAATGCAAGGGGTTTCTGGCGATTTCGCCCCTACCCCCTCACACACCCCGCCGACCGGCAGAAACCGGAACACTCAGCGAACGGGCTGGGGAAAGCTGGGGAATCCATGGGGATTCTGTTCGCGGCATGTTCCGCGCAAAGGAGGACAGCATGACTGACCGCTCTATCACAATGACATCCCGAGAGGTGCAGGCACTGCTGGCCGGGATGAAGACGCAGACGCGGCGGGTGCTGAATCTGAAAGGCCCCGGATCACTCGCGGGGCTGCCCGTCGATACCATCAACATCTTGAAGGGCAAGCTGCATTGCACTGTAGGCGATTTCGGCTTCGTCCAACCGCTGCCCTACGCCATCGGAGACCGGCTGTGGTGCCGGGAGGATTACGGCTCAGACGGCAAGGGCGGCCCCCTGCGCTATCCCGCGACGGACGACATGCAGGGCTGTGACCGGATTCTTCCGGCCATCGTCATGCCGCTTTCCGCTTCCCGCCTGACCCTGATCGTCACGGACGTTTGGGTGCAGCGGGTCCAGGAGATCAGCGACGACGATGCGATGGCGGAGCTTGGACTGAACACCGACTACGCCACCGACATGTTCGATATTGAATGGGACCGCTGTCACACACGCCCTGAACACCAGTGGAAGGCAAACCCGTGGGTCTGCGCCCTGACGTTCGACGTGGTGAAGGCGAACATTGATGAGGTCACAGCATGACTGACTACCCCACCATACGCATCAAGTGCGGGGATGCGAGCATGATCCTTGCCGGGCGGGATGTGTCTACGAACGCGGGGCAGCGCGGCGGTCCATACCTTGCCGCCGAGACCGATCAAACGGGGCCGAAATGGCGGTTCAAACGCACCAAGACCGGCGTGACAGTACGGCAGATCGAAGGGAGGGCGGTATGAGTGAGTCGGTGAAATTTTGCCTCGCACCGCTGAATTGCGACGACTTGGCGTTCTGCTACTGCGATGCACTACAGGCACAGAGCGAGAAGAACACCCGCCTCCGCGAAGCCCTGGAACAGTGCGCCGAATACTTTGACGACCGCTCTGACGTGGACACCACCGACGGTGAGCCGGTGGCCAACAAGGAAATGCGCCTGCTGGGCGTGGTGCGTGAAGCATTGGGAGAGAAGTGATGACTGAAACACTTGCAACAGCACTGCCGAAGGAGATGGCCCGCGTTCGCGACGAACTACTGCCGGTCTATGACGCACTGCCCGACGGTGTTGGACGGTTCGCAGCTACCATGATCCGCGCCGACCTGGACCGGGCCACCAAGGCGCTTGCAGAGGGTGACGTGGTGGAGATGCTGCGCGTCTATGAGACACTGAAGGAATGCGAATGATGAATGACCTGAGCAAGCGGCTGCGTAAGATGGCGGAACGCGATGACCGCCGCGACCTTTTGGGGGTGATACCCGGCATTCTCCGCGAAGCCGCCGACGCACTTGACGCGCGCTGGCAGACGATGGAGAGCGCGCCGAGGGAGGTTCCGCTCCTGCTCCTGCCCTTCGATGGACATGCGAGTATCGGTACACTCAGGGATGACGGTGCCGGGAGAGCCTACGTTGAGGCCGAAGACGGGTTTGGCCTTGGTGACACCGACATTTTCACCCACTGGCATCCCCTCCCGCCCCCACCGGAATGAAACGCAAGCCTAAGCGCCGGTCCCCCATCGTGGCGGATCTGCGTACCCCGAAATACAAGCCGCGCAGGGTCCGAAACCGGAAGCGGTATGACAGGAAACGTCAGCCAGCCACTTCCGCCCCGAGTGCCGAATAACCGGCCTTGTCGATCCAGCTATCCGCGTGGTCGGGTGACTGGATCAGCCGGGCCGTCTTCACCCAATCCATGCACAGGGCAACCTCCGTCAGCGTCACGTCTGTGCCGAGAATGACAGACCAGCCCGCCGCGATCCGCTGGAAGTTGTCCGCCGCGTCCCCGTAGTCCTGGTGCCTGTCTCCCGAGACGATTTCCTTCGCCGTGTCCAGTACATCGTCGCGGTTCATGCAGCCTCCAGCATCAGCGGGGTTATCCTGTGGCGTTCGATCTCGCCGTGTCGGTCGTGGTAGATGATGGCCTGCATCTCCCGCTGTGATCTGTACCCGTTGTTCGCGGCGTATGCGTCAGCCGGGGGCAGGACGCGGAAGGACTCGACGGAACAGCCGGGGGCCTCGAAGAACTGGCGATTGTGGATGTGTCCAGTGTACCATGTCCGGTGCAGGGTTTCACCCCAATCCGCCGCCCGGTCGCTGGCCATGATGCCGGGCAGATCGCCGGGCTTTGCCGCCTTCCCGTGACCGTGGTGCATCCCGATCAGGTTGGACCCGAAGCGGTGATATTTGAAGTGCGACGGGCTGGTGTCCACCGTGACGCGCGGCTCGGTCTCGTAGAACATCGCCAGGGCTTCCATCAGCCAGACAGCCGCCGACAGATCGTGATTGCCGATGGTGATGGCAAGGGATACGTTCCGGTGCCGCTGCAAGGCGCAGGCGACGGCGTGACGGATCGAACGGAGCGCCGCACGGACCAGCTTGTAGAAACGCCCGTCAGCGTCCACCAGATGCCCGCTGGTGGGCGTTACCGCTGACCAGCCATCGAAGTGAAGGAAATCTCCGAGAACCGCCACAAGGGCCGTCTCTGCCGGTGGGGCTGAACTGGTCAGCCGCTCCATGGCCCCGCGCAGCAATTCCTCGCCAATGGATATGTCGTAATTCTCGCCGGTCTCCGACTTGTGCGCCAGCATCCCGATATGGTGGTCCCCAATCGGGTATGCGGCCATCAGGGACGCCGTGACGTGCTCTGGCGGGGGAACGGGGGTGGCAGTAGGTACTTCGTCCTTGAGGGCGTCCACGATGGCCTGACGCACGTCCTGTGACTCGTCTGAAGCCGTCTTGACCCACTGCATCCGGGCTTCACCGGACTGGAGGTCGTAAAGGGTGCTGGTCCCCTTGACCCGGAAGCCGTCAGGGGCGGGGTGTGTCATGTCGTGGTCTGGTGAATAGCCGCGCTGTGCTGCACACGCTTTCATCGCCGTCAGGGCGGTGCTGATGTTGGACTGGACGCATCCGAGGGCGCGGGCGGCGGCGCGTTGCGAGCCGTGTTCCTGCACCGCGCAGTACATTTCCCATTGCCGGGGGGTGGCGTAGGGGCGGAGAGCTTCGTCAATCATGCGCTATCTCCACCAATGCCCGCAGCTTCTCCCGGCAATCGCCGTGGGCGTCGAACAGGTCCAGGATGTACCCGGCAACGTCTGCCTGCGTCTCGACCACGGGGACCGGCGGGGCAGGTCGGCAGTCAGTCAGTGATGGCGGGATCTGCGGGCGCACCACTTCGACCTTCGTCACGATCCGAACTTCCGGGTCCGGCTTCGCGCAGGCCGTCAAGAGCACGAGAAAGCACAGGAGACACAGGGCCATCTTCTGCATCACGAATATCCCTTCGGATGGTGTTGAGGCGGTCGGCGCGGGACCGTGCCTGCGTCTCGGCCTTGGCCAGCGCATCAAGCGCCTGCCGGTAGCGTTCCCGTTCGCCCTGCATGGTGGCGCGGAGTTCAGCGTTGACCGTGACTGCCTGCTCCAGTTGCGCGGACATGCGGCCTATCGTGGCCTGCTGTTCGAGGATGGTTTCGCCCCGGCTGGACCACGACCACCAGAAGGCCCCGAGAGCGGTCAGCACGGCAGCGCCAGCCGCCGCCTTGATCCAGAGAGTTGTCGGCATTACCGACCCCCTTTCACGTTCTCCCACGCCGCCCCGAAGATGTATGCGCCGACGGTGCTGCCGGTCAGCATGGCCAGGGGCCAGACGACAGCGGTGATCTTGGCTTCAGGGACGAAGGGCAGGAACAGGGACACGAACAAGGCCAGCCAGCCCGCGCCACAGCCCCACAGGACACGCGCCACCCACTTGCGGCGGTTCTCCCATTTGAACCCTTCGGTCACAGGCTCTGCGCCCATGCGAACACGTCGAAGTTGGGACAGGTCTTGCTGGACACGTCCCTGTGACCGATCACGGTCGCGAAAGGGTAGCGGGCCAGCAGGTCGCGTACCAGCCGCTCCAGCGATGCCCATTGCGCCGCCGTGAAGTTGCAGTCAGGCTTTCCGCCGACCATGCAGACGCCGATACTGTCTTCGTTCCGCCCGTAGGCATGTGCGCCGATGCGGCGTTCGTCCCGGCCCGGCTCCACGGTTCCATCCCTGCGGATGACATGGTGATACGCGATGTCGGAGAAGCCCCGTTCCTCGACGTGCCAGCGGCGTATTTCCTCCGCGCCTATGTCCATGTCGGCAGGGGTGTCGGCGCAGTGAATGATGACGAAGTTGATCTGTCTCACCCCCACGGCCTCCCGTTGATAAGCAGGTATCCGGTCAGGGTCAGAAGCGCCCCGATCAATGCCGCTGCGGTCCAGAACCACCGGCCCTGAAGCAGTTCGATCCGGTTGAAGACGACGCGCATGGTGTCGTTCAGGTCCGCATATCGCCGGTCACACGACGCCTCGTGTTTCGCGATGCTTTCCAGTGCCTTGGTCGCGCGCTCATCCGTGCGGACCATCTGTGAGCGAAGGTCGTCGTCAGTCATAGGGCCATCCTTCTGGGCATTTCTTCCAGACGCCCGGTTCCGACAGGCGCATGAAGCTGTGAAACGAATATCGTGTGTCGCGGATCGGCCGCGGCCCGCCTTCGTCATAGGCGTCCCCGCAGGTCATCAGGCCAAGCTCAGGGACGTTGACCAGACAGACGGCGTGGTTGTAGCCGCTACCGCCCTCCGTGTGGCAGCGCACCACCCCTATATCTCCCAGCGCCACGCCAGCATCTTTCAGGCCCTGGAGTGTCCGTTCCATTGCCTGATCGGCCCATTCTTCGCAGTCGCCGTGGAGCTTGCCGTCCTTCCAGACCGCATTGCCCCATATGTCTTTTCCAGCGGGGTCCGAGGCATAGACCATTCCGTCCCATACCGCCCGGTGGACACGCTGAACGATGGCGACATCAGTCATTCCGGCCTCCGGTTCGCGCACCATTTCCAGTCCCAGCGATCTTC